AGAAAGGTAGAGGGTGTAAATTCAGGACACTTGATTGAGGTAGGTGCTAGACCTAATACAGGTAAGACATCCTTTCATGCATCATTAATTGCTAGTCCTAATGGATTTGCACAACAAGGTGCTAAGTGTATAATACTATGTAACGAAGAGTCTGCCCATAGAGTTGGTGCAAGATACTTAACATCAGCTACAGGCATGACTATGCATCAAATACGTAAAGACCCAAGTAAAGCACGTGAACTATATGAACCTGTGAAAAAGAATATACACATAAAGGATGCATCCAATCGTGACATGGCATGGGTTGAGAGTATCTGTAAGGCATACAAGCCTGATATAGTTGTACTAGACATGGGAGATAAGTTTGCTAGGACAGGTGGCTTTGCAAGGACAGATGAAGCACTTAAAGCTAATGCTATTCATGCTAGACAGATAGCTAAACAACATGAGTGTGCTATCTTTTATATGTCGCAGTTATCTGCTGAAGCAGAAGGTAAGATATATCTTAATCAGGCTATGATGGAAGGTAGTCGTACAGGTAAAGCAGCCGAAGCAGATTTGATGATTCTCATAGCTAAAGATACAGTTAAGAATCCTGATGGTGGGGAAGAAGAAAGTCCTGCTAGACATTTAAATATAGTCAAGAATAAGTTATCAGGATGGCATGGTGTTGAACATTGCGAATTGGATTATGTGACTGCTAGGTATCAGTAATGCAGAAAGACTTGTTTGGTTTTGAGAAACCTGTAGTTGAACCTAGTGATACTTTAGTTTGTATTAAGTGTGACATAGAACAACCAATAGACCAATTCAATGCTATGAAATACGCAAGTTCAGGAGATGAAAATAAACAGACTGAAATAAAAAGAACTTGTAGAACGTGTATGCGTAATCAATCTTCTCTAGTTAAACAACTAAAGAAACACAATCCATATCCTGATGAGAATTACTGTTGTCCTATATGCGAAAGAGATATAAAAGAAATAGGAAAGTATGGTCAACCTAGATTACAAAGTTGGGTGTTAGACCATTGCCATGATTCTTTATCTTTTAGAGGTTGGGTATGCCATCATTGTAATGTTGGTTTAGGTGGATTTTCTGATAGCTTGACAAGACTTAAAAAAGCTGTTATATATCTCACTGAACATAAGGAGACCTTAAATGATAAAGATTAGTAAAGAAATTGCTGAAGAACTAAATCTTCCTATGTCTGTTAATCTAGCATATTTAAATAAAACGGATGCTAAAAAATTAAACCTACCAAGTAAGTATGGTGAGATTAGAGAGGATGGTTATGTATTTACAAGCTACTATATAAGAAATAGTATAATACAAGAACAGTGGCTATCTCCAAAGTCTTTAGCTAACCAAGCTAAACGAAAAAGTATAAATAAAAAGGAACACACTAAAAGAACTAAGAAATTTATTAAACGAGTAAAGTTATATTTAGGATGTTATATATGTGGATACAAAAAAAGCAGTGATGCATTGCACTTTGACCATTTAGATATAACCAATAAAGTTAGAGAAATTAGCAGAATGAGTTCTTGTAGTTTTAAAGTACTGAAGAATGAAATGCGAAAATGTAGAGTTCTCTGTGCTAATTGTCATGCAGAACACACGGAAAAACAAAGAAACGAAGGGTTATTTGACAATGAAATTAACACTTGATGTAGAGAATACAGTTACACATAGAGATGGTAAGCTACATCTTGACCCATTTGAATCTAACAATAGATTGGTAATGGTTGGTTGTCTAACTGATAGTGGCAAAGAATATTTATTCAGAGATAACTTTGATGGAGTACAAGAGTTACTAGACCAAGCGACTATACTCATAGGACATAACATAGTCCATGATTTACTGTGGCTATGGGAATGTGGATTAAAGTATGATGGAGCAGTGTTTGATACTATGTTAGGCGAGTATGTTATACAGAGAGGTAACAAACAACCTTTATCACTTGAAGCCTGTGCCAATAGGTATGAGTTGGCTACTAAGAAACAAGAAACTATGAAAGAATACTTTAAGAATAAAGTACCTATTGATGAGATACCAAAGCAAGAGTTGTCTGACTACTTATCTGCTGACTTAAAAGCAACACAAGAGTTATCAGATGTTATATACAAGAAACTAAATACAGTAGAGTATGCAGGATTAATGAATACAGTTGTACTAACTAATCGTGTGTCTGTTACATTAGCTAGGATATATCAGAATGGTTTTACTGTTGATGTAAACAAACTAAATGAAGTTAGAGAAGAGTTTGAGAAAGAGAAAGCAGATACAGAGAAACGATTAAACATACAAGTAAGACAACTAATGGGAGATACACGTATTAATCTCAATAGTCCTGAACAGATGTCTTGGGTTATATATAGTAGAAAGCCTAAAGATAAACTTGAATGGGCAAATACATTCTCACCATATATGGATGTTACTGAATACAAAAAGAATGTTAAAGATAAATCAGATATTGTGTACAAGACAGAAGCACAGAAATGTGCAGGTTGTTTAGGCACAGGTTACGTAAGAAAGGTTAGGAAAAATGGAATACCTTATGCTAAACCCAACAAATGTGATTATTGTAATTCTGTTGGCTACTTATTTGTACCTACGAAAGTGGTAGCAGGACTAAAGTTTACTGCTCCTACTGCTAAATGGGTTAGTGCTAATGGATTTACAGTTAATAAAACTAATCTAGCTACACTACAGGGCATTGCTAGGAAGAATAACTTACAGGAAGCAGTCAACTTCTTGTCTGACTTACAAAGATTATCAGCTTTAGACACATATCTGTCATCTTTTGTTGAGGGCATTACTACACACACTAAACCTGATGGTAAACTTCATGTAAGACTACTACAACATAGGACTGCAACAGGTAGATTCAGTGGTGCTGACCCTAATATGCAGAATATGCCTAGAGGTGGTACATTCCCTGTTAAGAAAGTGTTTGTATCTCGTTGGGAAGGTGGACAGATACTTGAAGCTGACTTTGCACAGTTAGAGTTCAGAGTATCAGCATACTTATCACAAGATAAAACTGCAATGAAGGAGATAGAAGATGGTTTTGACGTTCATAGTTATACTGCTAGTGTTATTACTGATGCAGGTGAGAAGATATCTCGCCAAGAAGCAAAAGCTCATACCTTTGCACCCCTCTACGGAGCAACAGGGTTTGGAAGGACACCTGCTCAGGCTACATATTATAAGCACTTCACAGAAAAGTACGAGGGAATCGCATTATGGCACTCCAAGTTGGCTAAAGAAGCTATAAGCACTAGTAAGATAACTACACCATCAGGTAGACAGTTCTCATTCCCTGATGTTAGAAGAAACTCTTATGGTAAGGTGTCTCACTTTACACAGATAAAGAACTATCCTGTGCAATCATTTGCTACTGCTGATATAGTTCCTCTTATACTAGTAAACATAGAGAATGAATTAGTCAATCTAAAGTCTTGTATTGTCAATAGTGTGCATGATTCTATAGTCATAGACATACATCCTAATGAGATACAAAAAGTAATCCACGTTATTAAAATAGTTAATAGTAAAATGATTAGTTTAATAAATAGTGCGTTTGCATTAGAGTTCAATGTACCATTATTATTAGAAGCAAAAATAGGTAATAATTGGCTTGACACGAAAGACGTTATGTGATATAACTTATAAACTTTGATAGAAAGGAAGCATATGGTTAATGAAATAACTACGATAGATACCAATAATTATGCAGAGATGGCAAAAGCTATGGGTATTGCAGGGGAAACAGGCTCATCTGATACGAGCAAGGCTAATCCTCTACCAAGAATGAGATTGCATCATAATAATATTATGGGCATGAAGAAGGTTGGAAACGAAAGTGTAGAAGCAGTAGTCGTTAAGGGTGGTTCATTTAAACTAGAACGACCTGATATGCCTGTTGTGTATGCTCCAACTGCTGAAATCAGACCCTTTGTACAGAGGTTTATGTACAAGAGGTTTGTTAAGAATATGTCTGCTAAGAAGGGTGAACCTATGGGTGTTTATCACAAGACACTTATGGCAGACAACCTAAACAATGACTTAAAAGATAATCAGGGTAGCTTTAACTGTGGTAAGCCATCAGGATATATCAAAGACTTTAAGGCATTGCCTGTGGCTACACAGGAAGTTATTAAGCAGATTAAGAGGGTTAGAGTAATCTTTGGTCTTATTGATATGCCTAATGCTAAAGACGAGAAGGGAGATAAAGTATCTCTAGACGATAGGACTCCATTCATATGGGAGATTGATAATCGTGATGCTTTCAAGACAATGGGAGAACCTTTTAATAAGTTTAATCAAACTAAAAGATTACCTGTTCAGCATTACATTCAGTTAAACAGTGAAGAGAGGTCATTGCCTAGTGGTGCTAAGTTTTACTTACCTAACTATTCCCTAGACTTACAGAAGACTGTTGAAGTAACAGATGAAGACCAAAACACTTTCATTAACTTCATGGCATGGATAGATAACTACAATAGTTATATATTTAATGAATGGGATATGAAAGCTAAAGCTCCTGTAAGCCAAGAAGACAAAGACATTGTTAATGATTTCATTGATGTTGACGTTGAGGAAGAGGTAGCCTAGTGAACCATCCTGCTGAAATGATGATTCATCAGTATCTTGAAAATGCTACAAGTGGCAAGTCTGCTATGAGCCAAGAGAATATAGAGCAAGTGGCAACAGACATTAAAGATGCATTGAATCGTCAGTTCAACACGAAGAGAGAAGATAAGTTTAGGTTACGTATGTCTAATATAGGTAGACCTTCTTGCCAACTTTGGTTTGAGAAGAATAGACCTGAGACTGCGTTACCTAAACCTACTACCTTTGTGATGAACATGATGATTGGAGACATAGTTGAAGCAGTATTTAAGGCAGTACTAAGAGAAGCTAATGTTAAATTTGAAAATAGTGATACAGTTAGTCTTGAAATTGACGAAAAAACTACTATATCAGGTTCATATGATTTAGTTATGAATGATGCAGTAGATGATATTAAGTCTGCATCTGATTGGTCATATAAATATAAGTTTGATTCCTATGAATCTTTACATTCAGGAGATAGTTTTGGTTATGTTGGACAACTAGCAGGTTACGCAAAGGCTTCTAATAAGAAGGCAGGTGGTTGGTGGGTTGTCAACAAGGCTAATGGTCAGTTTAAATATGTTCCTGCTCACATTGACATGGACATAGAGATTGACAAAATCAAAAAGAATATAAAGGCTACGGAATCAGATAAGTTAGTACGATGTTTTGAGCCTGAACCTGAGACATTTAGAGGTAAGCCTACAGGTAACATGGTTTTAAATAAGAATTGTACATTTTGTTCATATAGACAGTCTTGTTGGGAAGATTTGAAAGAACTACCTGCACAAATGTCTCAAGCTAAAGAACCTAAGATGGTTCAATATATAAAATTGAAAGGAGAGTAGCATGAGTAAATCACTAGATGAACTAAAACAAAATATTGAAGAAATGGAAAAACAATTAGCAGAAGCTAAAAAGGAATATCGTGAAATGCGTACAGCAGGTTTGCGTGATGCTATGGAAGCTAGAAAAGTAGCAGACGAAGCTGTAAAAGAAGAGTTAAAGAGCTTGGGTTACCAAACTTCTTATAGTCCTTTTACAGGTATAACGTGGCGAAACTTCTAATTGTCTCCTCATAAGATAAGAAGAGATGCTATAAAGCATGGGTATAGGAGTGGGTTAGAGCATACTATATCAGTCTATTTAACAGAGTTAAAGCAGAAGTATAAGTATGAAACTCTAAAGATTGAATGGGAAGATTTAACTTATCGCACCTATACCCCTGACTTTATACTAAACAATGGTATAATAATAGAAACAAAGGGTAGGTTTTTATCAGCAGATAGAAAGAAACATAAAGCCATAAAAAAACAACATCCTGATTTAGATATTAGGTTTGTATTTACTAATAGTAGAAGTAAGCTACAAAAAGGTGCTAAGTCTTCTTATGGTCAATGGTGTGATAAGCATGGATTTAGATACTATGACAGGATAATACCTGAAGATTGGCTAAAAGAAAAAGGTAGAGATAAGCACCCTAAGTTTATAAGGTTCAAGGGTAATAAGTTAAGGAGAGTTAAATGACTATAGAAAGCAGGATACTCTCTGAAGATTTTATTATAGATGTTAGACCTGAGATGGATAAACATTTTAGATGGACAGGTGGTGTAAACATATCAATAATGACATCTCCTGATAACCCATTAGATGATTCTGATTATTATGGTGTCATGGATTTCTGTAGAACAATGTGTGCAACTGTACCACTAATGGAAAAAGATGAAGACCTAAGACAAAGACTTATTAAAGAAGCAGAACATAACGAAGAAAAACCTGAACCTCAACTTAAAATAGTTGACAAACATGACAATGTTGTGGTATTGTCTTTTGACGCAGATAACGATAATAAAAAATGCTAAGACATATGGAGTATATGAAGATGAGGTTGGTACAAGAGAAAGAGAAACAAGCCATGAAACAATCTGACAACATTGAAATGGGAGACATGGTTAATCATCCTAAACACTATAATGAATCAGGCATTGAATGTATTGATGCGTTAGAAGCTATGTTGGGAGATGGCTTTGAATCATATTTACAAGGTAATATAGCTAAGTATTTATGGAGATACAAGTACAAGAATGGTGTAGAAGATTTAAAAAAAGCACAATGGTACTTGAATAAGTTAATAGGAGTTATTGATGAGAGTTAAAATCATGGCAACTCTTCTCATTGACCCTGAAGAGTACCCTGTTCCCTCTGATGGAGATGTTACAGAAGATTTTGAAGATTATATGCGTGAGTTATTTCACGATTTAGAGGGTGTAAAGATATCCCATATTAAAATACTAACGGAGTAAAAGATGATAAGCAACTACCTACCAACAGATTACCAAAACTTTATAGCACTCTCTCGCTATGCTAGATGGAAAGAAGATGACCAAAGAAGAGAGAATTGGGGTGAGACAGTAGACAGATACTTTAGTTATATGACTGAGCATCTTAAAACTAATTACAATTACGAATTAACTAAAGCATTAAAAGAAAAACTATCTACACAGATAATGAATTTAGGTGTCATGCCTAGTATGAGGGCATTGATGACATCAGGACCTGCATTGGATAGATGTCATGTAGGTGGTTACAACTGTAGTTATATACCTGTAGATAGTCCTCGTTCATTTGACGAGTGTATGTATATACTTATGTGTGGCACAGGTGTTGGCTTCTCTGTAGAACGTGAGAATGTAGACAAGCTACCCATAGTCAATGAACACTTTGAGGACAGCACTACTATCATCACTGTTGGTGACAGCAGACCCGGATGGGCAAAAG